CCAGTCAAGAAGACCTCGACCGGATCATCGAAAACCGCCTGGTGAGAGAACGCAAGAAATTTGCTGACTACGATCAGCTCAAAGAGCAGGCAGGCAAGATCGACAGTCTGCGGGCCAAGCTTGAGGAGGCTGAAGCCAAGGTCAGTGAGTTCAAAGAACGTGACCAGATCGCTACGTGGAAGCATGAAGTCGCGAAAGAGACCGGCGTGCCGGAAAGCGTGCTGCGTGGTTCCACGCTCGACGACATTAAGGCTCACGCACAGTCTCTCAAAGAAGTTATTTCTGGTCGCCCTGTCGCGCCTGTCGTGCGAGGCCAAGGTGACCAGCCAAGTTCTTCAGTTTCTAATGGTCAGCGGCTCGTGCGTGAGCTGTTTGGCCGCGACTAAAAATCAGGAAGGAGCCAATAACAATGGCTGTTTTTTCTACAACCGACGCTAAGGTTCTTATGCCTCGCGAAATTGCTGACGGCATGGTGAAGGAGGCTCGCTCGACCAGCCTCGTCGCGCAACTGTCCACCCGTTCCCCCATGCGTTTCGGCTCGCAGGACGTCATCGTGTTCAATGATTTCCCGAAGGCCGAGTTCGTGGAAGAGGGCGCGGAGAAGAATTCGACTGGTGGCGGGTTCACTTCTGTGAGCGTTGCTCCGCACAAGGCGCAGGTCACCCTGCGATTCAACGAAGAGGTCCAGTGGGCTGATGAGGACTATCAGCTGGGCGTAATCAGCGAGCTGGCTGACGCTGGTCAGGTCGCACTGTCCAGGGCACTCGACCTCGGTATCTTCCACCGCATCAACCCCTTGACCGGTAACGCTGTCTCCTCGTGGAACAACTACATCACGGCGACCACGAAGAAAGTCGAGGCTGACAAGGCTGATGCGGATGATGATTTCCGCGCTGCTGCAGGACTCCTCATCAACGCCGCTCCCTCGTGGGGCGTGAATGGCGTGGCAATGGACCCGAAGTTCGCGTGGAAGCTCGCCAGCCTCAAGGTCAAGGATGGTGCTGGTGAGACCTCCCAGTTGCGTTACCCGCAGCTCGGATTCGGAACCAACGTCACAAGCTTCATGGGCGTGAATGTCGCCCAGGGCAACACGGTTTCCGGTGTGCCTGAAGCCAAGGACACTAAGGTTCGCGCGATTCTCGGTGATTTCCAGAACGGCATTCGTTGGGGTGTGCAGCGTGAGCTGCCGATCGAGCTGATCCGCTTCGGTGACCCTGATGGTCAGGGTGACCTGAAGCGCAGGAACCAGATCGCTCTGCGCTTGGAGATTGTGTACGGCTGGTACGCGTTCGTTGAGCGTTTCGCGATCGTGACCGAGAAGGCCGGTTCCGGTGAGGCTGCGTGATCGCGTGACCGGCGTGCTGGTGGACGTGGACGAGGAAACCGCGAAAACTCTGGGCAGTGATTTCGTGCCGGAGAAACCGGCTCCCGCCCGCAAAACGGCGGCGCGTCGAGCTAAGAAAGAGGGATAAGCATGGAGGAGCAGGGCGAAGAAGCGTTCGCAACGGTCGCTGATCTGGAGGCGCGGTGGCGTGGCCTGTCCGAACAGGAGCAGGCACGAGCCAAGGTCCTGCTCCTTGATGCCGCCGACCTGATCCGCACCACCACCAGACGGTGGCGTGAGCTGCCTGAGTCCACGCTGAAACGCGTTTCCTGCCAGGTCGTGCGCCGGGCAATGGGCAGTGACAGTATTCCCGGCGGGGTCTCCTCCATGAGCACGACCGACGGGCCGTTCACGCAGCAATTCTCTTACGCGAATCCGCAGGGCGACCTGTACCTGACGAAAGCCGAGCGCAAGAGTCTCGGTGTCGGTGTCGGACGGGCGTTCGAGGTGGACCTGCTGGCAGGTGATCGCAGTGATGGATGACTGGAAAGTCCCCGTCACGCTCATCCGCACCACCAGTGGTGGCGTGGACGAGTACGGTGACCCGCTTCCAGGCTCGCCAGAGCGTGTGGAGCTTCCGCCCGCCCTGTTCGCTCCAGGCAGGACGAGTGAGCCGGTCAATCCGGGCGAAAAACCGGTGATCAGCTTGCCGTCCCTGTACTGGCGGGGCGAGCACCCGCGCGTGACAGCCCGCGACCTCATTGAAGTGATGGGCGGTCAGTACCGGGTGGAGGGCGCGCCACAGTGGTGGCCGTCCGGTACGGTCGTGTCCCTGAAAGGCGTGGATGATGGCTCGTAGAGTGCGATTCTTTTCGCGTCGCGACGCGATCAGTCAACTACTTACGGGTAGTCAGACGCGCCGCCTGGTGGAGGCGAAAGCCAGTCAGATCAGGGATGCTGCCGGTAGCGAGTTCGACGTGAGGGTTCGTACTGGCGAGCGTGTGCGCGCGTACGTGGTGGCTGGACACCCGAAAGCGCGCGCACGGCAAGCCAAACATCACCTGCTCGAGCGGGCTATCGGCAACCAGGCGAGAGGAGGCTAAATTGTCCGGTTTTGTGAGCGTGGACGCGAAGCTCATTGTGATGAGCCTGCTGAAGCGCCTCCTAGACGGTGTGCAGGTCGTGTCCACCAGGCCTGACGGTGCCGGTAAGCCCGCGCGGTTCGTGCGCGTCATTTCAACTGGCGGTGGTGGTAGGCATGATCGTGTCCTGCAGGAATCGCAGGTCACTGTGGACTCCTATGCGGAGAGTACGGCGCGCGCCATGCGATTGGCGCTCACTGTGAATGACGTGATGGAGTCGCTGCCTACTGTGACCAGCCCGGTCGTGAGCGTGCATGGTACTACGCCTGCTGAGTTTCCTGACCCCGACACTGCCCAAGCGCGGTGCACGGCAACGTATCAGATCACAATCAAAACAACCCCCGCAGCCCAATAGGTCGCGGGGTTTCATTTTCAGAAAAGAAAGGGTGTTCACGATGGCTGAACTCAACGCAGATTTCGCGCACATGTTCGGATCCGACAATGACGCGCTGTATCTCGCAAAATACACGAAAGAACTAGCCGACAAGCTCGACAAGCTCACCACGCTGACAGACAATGCACCAGACGGCCTGGTCGACTGCGGTTGGATCAGTGATGAGGGCATGGAACTCGGATTCGATGACTCCACCGACGACCTGAAGGGGTACCAAGGCCACGGCGTCGTCAAGACGTTCATGTCTGATTCGACGACGTCTTTCACTGCCGCACTACTGGAGTCCAAGCTCCAGACGGTCGTCACCTATCTGGATGGTGAGGTCGAAAAGGCCGGTAGCGGTGGTGCCGTGCGTATCAAGGCGAAGTCTTCCAGGCAGGTGAAGGACTTGTGCGGCATGGTCGATCTTTATGACACGTCTAACGAGGAAATTCATTTCCGTTATGTGTTCCCGCATTTGACGCTGGGTGAGCGCGAGGGGCTGGCGTTCAAGAATGGTGATATCAGCGCGTATAACTACACACTGAAGGTGCTGGGGAATTATTACCTGATTTCTAACGCTCCAGAAATGCTGGAGGGCGCGTCTGCTGCCCCGGCTTCGTCTGGTGCGGAAAGCCACTAATTCGGGTAGTGGCTGTGGTGCGCTAGGTCGTGCCGGGGTGGCGTCCTTGTCCTTCCGCCCCCTGGCACGACCCGCACCATTTAACTCAATTTTCTTTGCGGAAGAATAGGAAATCTTTCTATGGCTAAGCAAGCATCACCAGCTCGTCAGGCGCAACGCTCACGCCAGCGCACACAGGCAAAAGCCCGTGAAGCAGCCAAGCGTGAAACCAGCGTCGTGAAAGACACTGAAAACAAGAAGATCACGGTTACCTGCCGTGGTATCACCGTTGATTTGACACAGGATCTCTTTGACGATTTTGAAGTCCTGGACGCGTTGAACTCAGATAACCCATTCCCGCTGATACACGCTATCTGGCCTGACCCCGCAGAGCGCGCGGCAGCGTTGGAGCCGTTGCGTGGCAAGAATGGAAAAATCACGATGGAAGCCGTTGTCACGTGGCTCGGTGGCGTGATTGAAGCGGTTGATGGGGGAAAATCCTCGGGTTCGTCCGACTGACGGGCGAATACTGGGAGCCACTAGAAGCCAGCTTCCAAGCCGAATACGGCATCAATGTGACTGATATTTTCACTGGCAGATTGTCGCTGCGTAGGGCTGCCGTGCTGGCTGCGAACCTGCCGCCCGGGTGTGCGCTCATGCGTGCGATGGGCGGCCCCGCGTCAGTCAGCGATGAGACAAACGCTGTTTTCCTCGCAGCAAACCGCCTGGTTTCAATCCTCTGGACAGGACTAGGTGGCAATAAGAACAAGGTTCCGCGCCCGCTGGAGCCACCTGAAGCCGGGTGGCAGGACAAACAGGCGGAACGGGAAGAACATGCTGCGCGTAAGGCTGCTAGGTGGATGAGCAGGCAGCACAACATAAGCGAATAGTGGAGGAAGAATGGCAGCCGCATCGGGGTATCAGCTAGGCACAGCGTGGATTCAAATCGCGCCATCCCTGAAAGGATTCCATAAAGAGGTCTCCCGACAGATGGGTGACCTCGGCGCTGGGAAAGCATCAAACAAGGCGTCCGGCGTAATTACTGGCGCGCTGGGCGGCGCTTTTAAGACCGTAACCAAGGTTGGTGTGGGTGCGCTGGGTGGTCTGGGTGCTGCTGTCACTGGTCTGGCTGCTACTGGTGGTATTTCTCGCGCGCTGGCGATTGAGGACGCGCGAGCGAAGCTTTCCGGCATCGGCATGGACGCTGAAGGCGTCGACAAGGTCATGCAAAACGCCCTGAACAGCGTGAAAGGCACGGCCTACGGTTTGGGTGATGCGGCGACTGTGGCCGCGTCCCTGTCTGCGTCTGGCGTGCAGGCCGGATCTGATCTCGAGGGCGCGTTGAAGACGGTGGCTGACACGGCGCAGATTTCTGGCCGGTCGCTCACTGACGTGGGCGCGATTTTCGAGTCAGTCGCTGCGCGCGGAAAACTCCAGGGCGACGACCTCCTACAGCTCACGTCGTCCGGCGTGCCAGTCCTCGCCATGCTCGGAAAACACCTGGGCAAGACCAGCGAAGAGATCTCCGACATGGTCAGCAAAGGCCAGATCGATTTCGAAACGTTTAATGCTGCAATGCAGGAGGGCATTGGCGGTGCCGCCCTGAAGGCCGGTGACACTTTCAAGGGCGCGTGGTCGAATATTAAGGCCGCGCTTGGCAGGCTGGGTGAGGGCGCGGCAACACCCATCCTGAACGCGCTGCGTGATTCTTTCAATAAGCTGATCCCAGCAGTTGACGCGGTGGCCACGCAGGCTGGGCCCTTGTTTGAGCAGTTCGGCACGATCGTCGGTGATACTGCTAGCAGGATTACGAGCCTGATCACTGGGATTATTGACGGTTCGTCTAATGTGGACTGGTCGTGGGTCACCGCCCTGAAAGATGGCGTGGTGGATCTGGCGCAGGACGGTTTCGCCGTCCTCAAACCAGTGATCAGTGAAGCGTGGAACGTACTCCAAACGCTCGTCCCGGTCGTGGGTCGTGTCCTGGGCAAGATCATGAGCTTGTCTGGCGCGGTCATGCGGAATAAGACGGCGATGAGTATTCTCGCTGGCGTGGCTGGCACTCTGGCTGGTGCGATCGGCGGCCTGAAGCTGGGTCGTGCGATCGGAGAATTCTACAAGCTGCAAAAAGCCGTCATGCTGGCGCGCCTCGCAAAAATAAAAGACACAGCTCAGACAGTGATCCTGAACTCCATGTACGCGGGCAGCTGGGTCAAGCAGCACGCCCTGGCGTTCGTGGATCTTGCTAAGAAAATGGCTGTCACGACTGCGACGAAAGTCAAGGATATCGCGGTTTTGGCTGCTCAGAAGGGCGCGATGATCGCGTCTACTGTCGCGACAAAGGGCGCGGCCATCGCTCAACGCGCCCTGAACCTCGCAATGAAGGCCAACCCGATCGGCTTGGTGATTACAGCTATTACGGCTTTGATTGGCGCTTTGGTGTGGTTTTTCACGCAGACCGAGGCAGGCAAACAGGCGTGGGCGGCTATCACGCAGGCCTTCCGGAGTTTTATCGAGTGGATCGGCCCAGCCTGGCAAGCCCTCTGGGATGGCGTGTCAGCCGTGTTTTCTGCCGTGTGGGAATTCATCAAGACCCTCGTGGTCGGCTATTTCACGTTCATTTTCACCACGGCGATGACTATTTGGAACGCCTTGGCAGGGTTTTTCACCGGACTGTGGGAGGGCGTGAAGGCCGTTTTCTCTGCCGCGTGGGACTGGATCATCACGACCATCACGAATAACTGGAACACGTTTATTGCTGCTGGTCAGAAGATATGGAACGCGCTGGCAGGGTTTTTCACCGGCCTGTGGGACGGGATCAAGAATACTGCCGTTGCAGTGTGGAACTGGATCACCAGCACGATCACCAATAACTGGAATGCTTTCCTTGCTGGTGGCCGCGCCCTGTGGAACGGGTTCCTCTCGTTTTTCACAGGCCTGTGGGACGGGATCAAGAACGCGGCTATAGCTGCTGCGAACTGGATAAAAGACAAGGTCATGGCCGCTTTCAATGGGCTAAAGACCGGTGCGCAGAACGCTTTCGAGACCATGAAAAGTGGTATCAAGCGCGTGTGGGACGGGCTCAAGGACATCGCCGCCAAGCCCGTAAGGTTCGTGGTTGACACTGTGTATAACAATGGGCTGCGCGCCCTGGTCAACAGTGTCGCCGACAAACTGTCCCTCCCTGCCGGTCTGCGGTTGCCTGCTATCAAGCTTGGGTTCGCTGGTGGCGGCATCGTCCCCGGGTACGCTCCAGGCAGGGACACTGTTCCCGCGATGCTGTCCAAGGGTGAGGCCGTGCTCGTGCCTGAGCTGGTGCGGGCTATTGGTCCTGCCCGTATTTTGGCGGCGAATTATGCTGCGTCTGGCCGCCCGCCCGGCGCAACACGCTTCGCTGGCGGCGGCATCGTCGGATGGTTCAAAGACAAAGCCTCTGGTGTGATGGATTTTCTGAGTGACCCGCTCGGGTCGGTCGCTGAGCTCATCACAAAACCGGTGCGCGACATGCTGGCCGGGGCTGGGAACAGTCTTTTCGCGAAAATGGGCACTGGAGCTATCAGCAGCCTGCTGAGCGCCATTCCGAATTTCTTCAAGCGGCAGTCTGACCAGATCACGCCTCCAGGCGCGGCCGGTCTGGTGAGTGCGGCCATGCGGGCTGTTGCTCGTGGGATTCCGTACGTGTGGGGCGGATCGACTAGCGCGGGCTTGGACTGCTCCGGCCTCGTGTACTGGGCTGCTCAGCAGATGGGATTAGGGTGGCCGCGTCTGACGGCTGCCGGGTACCAGTCCGCGTCGCAACCGGGGAACCGGAATACGCCTGGGACACTGCTTTTCTGGGGTAATCCTGCCTGGCATGTGGCTATCGCTGCTGGCCGGGGAATGATGGTCGAGGAGCCCCGCCCCGGTTTGAACGCCAGATATACGGGCATTTGGGGTTCTCCTTCTGCTGGCGTATACGGTGGCGGTCGTGGTAATCGGCGAATGTCTAGTCGAGCGATGTCACTGGCTGAAAACGGGCTACACACGTATGACAGTGGCGGCCTGTTGATGCCTGGCTTAACTGTGGCGATGAATGGGACCGGCAGGCCTGAGACGATTCGGACGTTTGAGCAGGAGCAGGCTTTGCAGCGCGGCCACGGTGACACGTACAACACGTGGGTGGAGATGCGTGCTGACGATTTGAGGCAGTTTGCGGATATGAGCGACTTTTTCGATCGCGGTTTACGTCCTGCGATTCGTGATGCGATTGGAGTGTAGTCATGGCTATCACGTGGGGTGGCACGTCCGGGTATTTGCAGCTGGGTATTGACGTGTTGGCGTATCCGGGCAGGGTGCGGCCTGATACTCAGAGTGTGCGCCTGGTAGTGGTGTATTACATCAGGGCGGCTGGCTACGGGCACAATTTCACTGACACGCTTCGCTTGGGCGGCAGGATCACCGGGTCGCAGGGGTATTCGTTTTCGTCACCTGTTGATGGGTGGACGAGTAAGGAGATCGCGCGCCGTGAGGTGACGATCCCGACGAGTACGCGCCAGCAGACTGTGACGTTTAGCGCGTCTACGGGTCCGGTGTGGAATGGTGGCACGCCATCGGTGTCGCGGTCGCATGTGATTGGCGCTCGCGGGTATGCGCCGCCGCGCCCGCCTCGGGACCCGTTGGCTGCGTGGCAGCGTGACGGGCTCACGCGCGTGTCGTGGGCTGGTGATTATGACAGCGCGTCCGGGCTGCAGCCGTGGTCTGGCGTGTCTATCCGCCGGTGGAAGCTCAGTGAGAAGCGCTGGGAGTACGTGGCGCGCGTCCCGTGGCACGTGAAAACGTGGGATGACGTGAACGCTCCTGTGGGTGAGCACACTGAGTACGATGTGCAGGCGTATAACGATGCGGGCTGGTCTCCTATCGTGTGGGCTGGCCCGGTGAACACTCGCCCGTTGCCACCGTCGGGTGTGCGGGCGGTGAAGACCGGCAGCGATATTACGGTGTCGTGGAGCGTGCCGGATTATGCGGGCTATTTCACGGGTTTCACTGTCTACGATAACGGCGTCAAGGTGGGTGACGCTGCGGGTGGCGTGCGTGAGTGGACGCACGTGAACCCGTCTGCGACTGGCGCGCACGTGTACACGGTGAGCGCGTGGACCGCGAATAATGCGCGCAACACGGTGAGCGCGGGTTTGAAGCTTGAGAGTGAGCGGTCAGCAGCGTCCAATACTGTGTCTATCTTGGCGAGGCCGTACGCACCGCAGGATTTGTCCCCGTCTGGCGTGACTGTCGCACTGGAAGACCTGACGGCGCGATTGTCGTGGCGTCATAACCCTGCCGACGCGTCCACGCAGTCCTACTACCAGATCAGGTATAGGCAGGCTGGGGGGTCGTGGAATACCACGAGCATAACGAAGAGCAGTGCCCAGGCATATCGGCTGGCGTTGTCTGGTGCTGGCCGTGTGGAGTGGCAGGCCCGCACGTGGGGATCGTACAAGCCAGGCATAGAGGCCGGCGCGTCACCGTGGAGCGCGGTCAGCGGGTTCACGGTGGAGAACCGGCCTGCTGTGAGTGTCATCGCGCCGTCTGCCGGGGTTTTTGACCGGTCCAAGCTGAGCGTGGAGTGGTCATATTTGCAGGAGCAGGGCTCCGGGCAGTCTGGCGCGAAAATCACCGTGATAGACACGGCTGATGGGAGCGTGTTGGATTCTGGTGTGGTGCAGGGCTCTGTGTCGCGCTACGCGGTGCGCCGCACCGTGCAGGACGAGCACGAGTACACGATCACCGTGCAGGCCAGGTCTGAGAGCGGCTTGTGGTCCGACACGGCGACCGTGACCATACAGGTGAAATACGCTCAACCGCCCAAGCCTGTCGTGTCCACGTCGTGGGATGAGCAGTCGGGGATGATGAGCGTGCAGATCATGAACCCGGCGGGCGAGCCCGAGACAGTATCGAACACGGTCGAGCGCAGTATTGATGGTGGGAGCACGTGGGAGCTAGTTGCGGACGGCCTGTCGGTGCAGGCGACTGTGACTGATAGTGAGTGCCTGAGCACCGGTACGACCAGGTACCGTGTGACGGCGACGAGCGCACTGCCCTCCTCCAGCACTGTGATTGTGGACGCTGAGACGGACAGCGGGGCCATGTGGATCGGCGCGGGGGCTGGCTACGCTGACGCGATCCGCCTCCCGTACAACCCGGAAGTGAGCTTTAGTCCCGCGATGCCGGGCAGGGAGACGTACCGGTTCGCGGGGCGTGTGATGCGCGTCATGGTCGACGGGACGGGCGTGGACCGTTCGTGGCAGCTTGCGGCGCGCCTGATCCCCGGTGACGACACTAACTGCACGCCTCGTGACGTGGACAGGGTCGCATTGACGCCGGGCCCGGTGTGCTACCGGAATCCGGACGGGGTGCGCGTCTACGCGGCAATGGGGTCACCGACTTTGAAGCGCGGGACGGGTGGCGTGTGCTGGGACGTGTCCTGTGAGCTGGTGGAGGTCGAGCAATGATGGGCGCGTGGACCACTCACCGGCAAGCCAGCATTCACGCTGACCTGCTCACGCGGCGTGACCGGCTGGTCGGACGCCTGGACGGTGTGACGGGCGGCAACGTCGAATTCACGAGCACGACGAGGCTACGCGGGTCAGGGCAGCTCCAATTGAGGGATACGGGGCAGAAACTAGACTGGCTGTCCGATCGCGTCAGGCTGTCATACACGCTGGCTAGTGGTGAGACGCTTCCCCTGGGCGTGTGGCTCCTGTCCGCACCCACCGTCACCGTGTCGGGTAGCGGCAAGTCGTGGAACGTCGACCTGCTGTCCAAGCTGACTGTGCTGGACGAGGACTGCGTAGACAGGCCATACAGTCTGCGTGCTGGGACGCTGGTGACCGACGCGGTGCAGCAGCTCATCACCAGTAGCGGTGAAGACAGGGTGACCATTACGCACAGTGCGGAGCGCACGACGGGCATGCTCGTGTGGGACGCCGGAACGCCCACACTCACGATCATTAACGACCTGCTGGACAGTATTAATTACTGGAGCTTGTGGGTGGATGGTGAGGGTGTTTTCCGTGTGGAGCCGTACGTGAAACCCGCACAGAGGCCCGTCGCGTGGACGTTCAGTGAGGGCAGTGCGAGTATTCACCTGCCGTCGTGGAGCAGGGATCAAGACCTCACGGGCGTGCCGAACCGCGTGGTCATGGTGGGCCAAGCTGAAGGCGACAAGCCCGCGCGCACGGCCACAGCCACGAACACCAGTCCTGATTCGCCTTTCAGCTACGCTCGCAGGGGCCGGTGGGTCACCTACGTGGAAACCGGCGTGGAGGCAGCCACGCAACAGGTGTTGGATGATTTGGCGAACCGCCGCCTCATCGACCGGAGTACTCCTAGCGCGTCGATCGAGTTTCAGCATTTGCCAGTCCCAATAGAACCAAACAGCGCGGTTGAATTTGCGTCCCAGGGCGTGAGAGCGCGGGCAGTCGTCCAGAAATGGGGCATGAACCTAGAACCAACAGCGCTGGCGAAGACCACAATACGGGAGGTGGTTGACCTGTGATCGGATTGGATTATTTGGTATCGACGATTGCGCACCTGTCCGCTCGTGTGGATCTCACGCCCTCGTTTCAGTGGGCAACAGTCACAGCCACTAACCCACTGCAGGTCAGGCTGGACGGCATGACGGAGCCATTGGCCGGGGCTGTTGATGCGCTGGTCATGCCGCCAGCCGGTAGGCGTGTGATGGTGATGGTGTGGAACCGGCGGGCGATCATCATGGGCGCGCTTCGTGGTCCTGATCTGCCGGAGATCCCGAAAATGCCTGACGAGATCATCAGCACCGACTGGAAGCCGCTCACCGTGTCATCAGGGTGGGGCGAGGTGCGGGGGCACACGCCGAGCTTCCGCAGGTGGGGTGACCTCGTCATCATCAGCGGAGCCGTCGAACGGCGTGTCGGTGGGTATTTGAGCAGCCTCGTGACCATGCCGGACGCCGCATTACGCCCGGTGGGCACGCAGTTTATCGGAAGTAGTGTCACGAGCCGTGGGCAGGCGTCCGAGCTGTATATGAGCGGTAGTGGTGTAGTCAGCGTGCAGGGGTACACGGCGATCGGCGATGATCCCGGCATGATTGTGCCTTTGTCGTGCGTGTACATGCCAGTCAAGAAATAGAGGGGGGCTGTGATGGCTGATTTGACGCTAAGCACGGTGAGTGAGGAAGTCCTCGCCGGGCTGCAGGAATCCGTCCGCATGGAGCAAGAGCGCCGTGAAGCGGTCGCGCGCTCCGAGCGTGAGGCCGCGCGCCTCGCAGTGGAATACGTGCAGGCTGGGGGCATTTTCGACGCTCTGATCGCGGCCATGTGCGACGCGGTAGAGCAGGCCGCCACTGAGCAGCAGGAACGCGAAGCCAGAGAACAACTCGTATTGGCGAACATCCCATAAACACACGCACACGCATTCTGAGCCCGGCACAGTAACGTGACCGGGCTTTCATCATGCCCAAAAAGCAGAGAGGGGAAACCAATGGCGCAAGACACGGAGTACGACGCGCTGATGGAGCACGGTGACACAGCAACCAGCACGCCTGATGACACGGCTGAGATCGTGGAGGTGGAATATGGCCACGGGGAATGACCTGCTGAGAGCAGCCAGTAAGTACGTTGGCTACAACCGTTTTGATGACCCGCTGACTGGCACGATTTTCGGCAGAGCCTACGCAGAACTCCACGGTGAGGAATACGCAGCTAACGGCGTCCCGTACTGTGACATGCTCGTAACTAAGTGCCTACGCGAAATTGGTATCACTAATTTTGATAGCGCGTATGTGCCGGGGCGTATTGCCACAGCCAGGGCGCGCGGGTGGCTGGTGTTGCGTGAGAAAGCGCAGCCGGGTGATCTGGTGTGCTTCGACTGGGACGATGACGGTGTTGCTGACCATATTGGAATTGTCGAGATTAAGTATGCGTGGAGTTTCCAGACGATTGAGGGCAACACGTCCGGCAGTTGGCGCGGGTCGCAGTCGAATGGTGGCGGCGTATATCGCAGGGTGCGTTCGTTTGACACTGTGATCGCTGTTATCCGACCCCCGTACACGGGTGCGTCTCGCCCGGTTGTTCCGGCTGGGACTTTGGCTGTGGACGGCTGGTGGGGCGAGAGCACGACGCGCGCGTTGCAGCGTATCAATGGCACACCACAAGACGGGCAGGTTAGCTCGCAGTACAGGCCGAACCGTGAGTATTTCCCGGCAGCGGGTAGCGGCTGGGAATGGACTGGAGCCAACGCGCAAGGCTCACAGTTGATTATCAAGTTGCAGCGCGCGTTCCGCGTGGACGCTGACGGTATCGCCGGGCCTGAGTTTGTGCGCGGTATGCAGCGCTACTACCGAGTGACAGTGGATGGCTACATGGGTAATGCGACTGTTAGAGCCTTGCAGCACGCTATCAACAAGCAGCTAGGGAGGAAATGAACATGCTCGGACTGAATTTTGACCCACTCATCACCTGTGGTCTCGTCGGCTTCATCTGGCCGCTCATACAGGCCGCGTTCGACAGGCCAGAGTGGACAGCGAACCGGCGCAGGCTGATCGTCCTCGCAGCCGGTGTTCTGCTAGGCGTTGTCGTGTGGCTTGCAGGAGCCTACCCCGCCTCATGGCGCATCTTCTGCACGCAAGCAGGCGTCGTGATCGGCGCGGCTAGTGCAGCGTTCACGATCCTCAAACAGGCTGGTGTGATTGATTGGGTTGGCAGGGTCACGCCTGGCGGCGAATCAGCTCACGAGGAGCCGTACCAGCCGAAGCATATGGCGGAGGAGTAACGCATGAGCGCACGAAAAACCATCAGGCTCGACCTGCGCATATGGGGCAGCCTCTCAGAGCCTCGCACGGTTACGTTCCTCATGTTCGTTGTCTACGGCCTGCTCACAGCATTCAGCGTGCTCACACTCATTGCCACGAGCCCGCGCCCGGAAGTCACCATCAGCTGCATTGTCACTCTCACGGGTGGCGTGCTGGGTATGCCTGCAGCATGGCGGGGAGTGTGGGCAGTGGAGGGGCCTGCAGCAGCGTGCTGCGTCACAGGGCTGGCCGGTCTGGTAGTCGGATACGTGATGCGTGCGATCGACGGCGGCTACATTCCAGGGCACACAGTCACGCTCACGCTCGTGGTCGCAATGTTTTTCTTGATGCGCGCGCTGCGAGTGTGGCCTCGCCTCACGCGGCCTGACAGGGAGCCGATGACCAGAGGCAGGGAGGCCGCTATCAGGGCTGACGAAGCACGCAGACAGATGGAGCTCGTGGAGAAAGCGGCCACTACGAACCACTAGGAGGGGTCGCTGATGAGTGAGTGGACACCAATTATTGTCGCGCTCCTGACTGGTGGAGTACTCAGATGGATGCTGGAGGAGGCGATGAGCAGGTGGAAAGCGCACCGGGCGGCGCAAGCAGACAGGGAGACACGTGAGCAGACGCTGACACGACAACTGCATGAGTGGGAGGAGGCCGCGTATGCGACGCGGGCCGTCGCACTCAAGGCCGGTGTAAGCCAGTCTGACCTGCCGTCGCTTCCTGATGGGGCATAGGAAAACGCCACCTACTGGGATTAACGTCCCGGTGGGTGGCGCTCTCGTTTTCCCTGCTGACGCAGGGCATAATAGCCAGCCAAATACTCGGCTTAATGTGAAGAATTCACATTACATGGGCTCATCCCCGCTGACGCGGGGCGCGTGTTGCTTACTGTATCACAGTTTGAGTTCGGGACGTCCAGCCCAAAAGCGTGCGATCCTCGCCCAAGGGGAGCGGACCTCGCCACCGTTGCGGATTGTCTGCACGTCACGCAGGAAGTCATCGACAACGCCCTGCACGACGCCGGGCGCGTGCGCTGGCATGGAGTGCTTGCCGGTCTCCCACCTGTGCCATTTGACCTGCTCAAGACGCTTGCCATCCTCCAGTGGGAACATACGCGCCATTTCTCCCTGCGATAGTCCCAGGGCTCTGCGCGCGTCTCCAATCCACTGGGCCTCGTCACTCGTGATGCGCTTGCGGACGGGGCGGCCCCCCATTTCGGCTTGTAGTTCTTTCTCGGCCTGCTCCAGTGCGTGTTCGCCGTCTGTGCGCTGCTGCATGGCTTGCCTGATCTGTGTGCGCGCCTGCTCCACTCTCCGGGTGAGCGTGGTCATGCGCTCACTGTAAGCGTGCTCGTATTGGAGCGCGTCGCCTATGATCTGATCGTCCTCGTCCCACTCGTAGGAGGCTAATCGGTGGTCTGCTGTCCAGTCCGGGTGTGAGGGGTCGAGTTGTCGCAGGTCGATCAGCTGCACAGTGCGTTTGAAGCCGCGTATTTCCGTGCTGCGTAGTTTGACTGCGACGCCCTTGTCTTTCTCAGCCGGGGTGCGCAGGCTCATGGCTGCTCTGCGTACCTTGTGCAGCGCGTCGATAATCTCCCTACTGGTGGGAGGCAGGAACCGGCGATCATACTTGTTGCGGTTTTGCTGGCGTTCTGCCTCGTCGACCATTTTGGCTCGCCGCGCGTCACGCTCCATCTCAGCTTCCAGGGCGCGCCGTGCCTGCTCGTCCTCAGACAGCTCATGCCGCATCGCAATGTCCCAGAACTCGGGGCTGTCCACTGTGAGATTGTCTTTCCACAGGTCGCTAGTAATCTCGCCAACGTCGTACTCGCCCTCGCAGTGCGATAGTGCATCACTGACCGCGCGCTCAAGGTCTGTAAAATTCATCGTCATTTCAGTAGTCCTGTCCTGATCGCTCCGTCGATCCTGTGCTGCGGCATGTCTACTAGCTGCGGGTCAATATGCCTGATCATGTCGGGTGTGACATCGCTGATCGCAGGGAACACAAGGTCACCATGCTCATTTTCGAATGCGTCCCAGGTAAAAAGCCACACCAGCGGATTGTAGAACTGCGTGCGATTGACCATTTTCGATGTGTGATGCCATGAAGTCGCGCAATGCCACTGCAAGATGTTTTTCAGTTCTTTCAGTGTGAGCTTCCTGCTCACGCCGAACCTTTCCAGCAGCGCGTTGATCTCGTCCCTGTCAGCAGTGGTCCATTTGGATAGCGGTTTTTCGCCGTTCTCGTAGGCGCTGGTGGCTCTCGTGCTCATTGAGAAGCCGTCGTAGCCGCGCTGCCCGTATTTCACTCGTGATTCCATTTCAAAAAGTCTTTCTCGTGTGCGCCTCGCACCGCTGGCTACTGCTGCCAGCAGGTGCGGGGCGCGTTTTCCTGTGTGTCAGTTTTCGTGCTCGTCCATCCAGCGGGTCACCATCATCTGGTACTCAGCCGTGTGAGCGTAGTCGAAAGCGTCATCGCCAGCCTGGTTGAAAAGTCGACGCCAGTGGCCCACGGACATCGGGGCTTTCAGAATATCGATCATCTCGCTGGCCTCACTGATCGTGAGCTGCGCGGGGTCAGTAGTCATTGCCCACACTCCGCGCTCCCATTCAGCGTCCAGAATGGCCTGCGCTGCTGGCAGGTAGGATTCGATCGTGTGCTCTGCTGCGAGCCGCGCGTACTCAGCGTCGCGCGCCTTCTGGATCGTGTCTTCGTCCGCGCCGTCGCGCCTCATTTGCCGCGCCATTTTGCGTGTCTGTGGGAAAATGGTCTCTTCCTGCATGATTTGCGCGATTGCCGTGGCCGGGATCTGAATGGTCTCCTGTCCCTCCGTCGGGATAGGGTCCTCGCTGCGAAGTTTTTCGATGAATGCGATCTGCTTGTCAGTGGCCATGCGTGTCATTGTCGTGAGCCTTTCTCGCTCCCTGGGGGCTTGACCTTTCGTCTTCCCCTCTTTGTGCTTCTATTATAAGCACACCCGACTGTATCACGCAATACAGTACAGTGTGAACTACATCACACTATTATGTGGGTGTCCATCAGACCAGTCAGAGCCCTATCCCTCTCAGCCGTCGCGTGCTGATACCGCAACGCCACCTCCACGTCACTATGCCCGCCCCTGTACAGCAGCTCCGCTAATGTGGCTCCCTGCTGGGCGTACACGGTTAGTCCCGTGTGGCGCAGGTCGTGGAATTTGAACCACGGGATCCCTGCTGACGCGCGCGCCCGGTTCCACGCTCCACGCAGCGTATTCGGATGCACAGGCATACTCAGGTCACCCTCCCTGTGAAACACCAACTGATCCCCGCTCCACACGTCCAGATGCTCCCGAATCGCAGGCACGAGCGACGAGGGGATCGAAATGGCGCGCCTGCCGGTCTCGCTCTTCGGAGGCACCACCACCGGACCCCTGCCAGCCAAATACTGCACCTGCCGCTCGACACGCACCACCGGCGAGCTGTCCAGCGTGAAGTCTTTGCGCCTCAGCCCAATGATCTCACCCTCCCGTAGTGCGCACCACGCAGCCAGCAGGACAGTCAGCCTCAGGCTTGGTGGCATCGCGTCGGCGCACGCCAGCACCTCTGCTGGTGTTGCCACTTGACGCTGTGGGTCTGCGACTGGCTTGTGCTGCTGCCCGCCCTGCACGCGGCATGGCGATTGTGTGAGCTTCCCGGCCTTGACTGCTGCACCGAGGCATGAGGATAACGTCATGTACAAGGGGCGCGTCACGCCTTGGCCGCGCTCTTTCATCGATTGGTTGTACCAGTCCTGCACGTCGCTGGGTGTAATGAGCACTATGGGAGTGCTCCCGAACACTTCCCTGAGTTGGCGCACGCGGTACCGGTATGTCTGGATAGTTTTCTCAGCCCTGCCAATACTCTCCAGCGACGCGAGCCAGCGCTCCGACCAGTCGGTGAACGTGAGCTGCGCGGCCTGCTCAGCCTCCAGCCGTGACACGCGTTCCTGCTTCTGCTCTTCCTCGCTCTGCCACGTGCCGGTAGCGATACTGGCCTGTACTGTGGCGAGCCATTGTTCTGCCTGACGCTTGTGCTCAAAAGTGATCGGCGCGTTGTGCCGCTGGCCGTCAGGCGCGCGGTAGCGAGCTTGGTATCGGCCTGATTTGAGTTTGCGTATTGTGCCGAATCCCCGTTTGCCAGCCATGCGTCGTACCCTCGTTTCTATATGTGGGGCACAAGTTCTGGTGTGCCCCAGAGGCGTGCCCTCCACGTGCCCCACACGAGTGTACCCCACAGTCACCGCAGTACCTCACAGACATTTCGACGAATGCGAGAAAACCGCACCAGGCCAACGAAAACCCCGCCACCTCAACGAGGCAGCGGGGCAATAGTGGAGATGGGGGGAGACAGCGCCGCCACCACCCGTGACCAGCACAAACAGGCTTACATGTGGTGGCGCGTGCCCCACACGTGCCCTACACGGCCAATCTTTCACGTTCCAACACGCGACGAAACGCCTGGACAACCCACCGGGGCACATCCAGTTCAGTGGCAATGCCGCCTGTGTGCCAGCCTAATTCAGATTCAGCGTGTGCATACTCGAATGGATCAATGAGACGCAGCGCCACCTGTTCGTCGATCCACCTCTCAACGCGCGCCGACTGGTGCCCATCATCCTGCCGCTCAACGTGAATCATCTCGTGTAGCAGAACTGGGACGCGCTCAAAATCTGCCAGGTTCTTATCAAGCAGGATGACGCTGTTCCGCTTGATATACGCCCCGTCAATCTCGACGGAGAGATGCGCGGGCATGACGGCAACACCAAGCCGTTCACACTCACCTATCAGACTGTCATAGGTTGGCCTCTTCATGTCGCTCACCGTACTGTAAGCCACTGGCATTTAGAGACCCTGCTCGCGCGCCTTGCGTTCCTGCTTCTTGTTCGGATTGCGGTGGGCCGCGAGTTCCCACTGTGTTGTCATTCTTTCCGTCGCGCGCTCAACGATGATTTCAGGGGAAATGTTGAGAACGTCTGCAGTGGCATAGATAACTTTCACTGGGATGTCTCGCTCGCCCTCCAGGTAGCGGTTCAGCGTGGTGCGGTGCATTCCCATGAGGTCGGCTAAGCGGGATACAGAGATGTGTTGTGCGGATGCTTCGGCACGCAATTGCGAGCCAACCGCAGTGTTGAATGAGCGCGACTCGTCATCTAGTGAGGGTTCCATGTGGACATCATATAACTCTGCATGGTGTCAAATCAACACCAAATTGGTCGCGTTTTGAGTTGACTTGTCACCGTCTGGTGTCATACTATCTCCATATGGCACATGAAGACATCGCTGAGCGAACCGCGCAAGCCGTTTCGCAGGCCATTATTACATCCCGATTCTCCATCAAGGATGTCTCCGAGAAATCAGGCATCCCGTACACCACTCTTACTCGCCGCCTGCAGGGCTTCGACCCGACTTTCACAGCAACCGAGATTTACAGGATCTCGAAAGCGCTCGAAGTGCGTCCCGCGTCCCTGCTCCCTAGAGAGTTCACAGCGCTAGAGGTCGCGTCATGACCAGTAAAAAACTGCCAGTCGACCCGCGTGACGCGTTCGCACCCACCCAGTACTACAGCGTCGCCTCGGTGTGTGACGTCCTGCAGGTCAGTCGAGGCCTCATCAACGAAGCACTCATACACGGCGACCTCAAAGCCATCAAAGCCGGTAGCCGAATCCGCATCCGAGGCAAGGAACTCAACGCATGGCTCACACCGTACAGGTAAAAGAAAAGTCCCCTCGCACGGCACATGCGAGAGGACCCAGATACACCAAGAAAGGCATACCACCTATGAATAAGCATATCAGCACCCACCGGCGTTTGGGGACTGTCCGCATTGCAGCGGTATTCCACCTCGTTCTAGCGCTCTTCGTGCTACTAGCACTCACACACATGGACAACACGCAGGTGCAG